TCATTGATCTCGAACCAGTCCCACGCGCTCAAGTCGGTAGCCTCTACGGTGATCTCTGCGGTGCCCTGCTCGTATCCGAACACGGTTCCCGCAATTCCGCTGGTGGCACATGCGCCGGAGCGGGTCTGTGCGGCGTAGTTCAGGGAGATGTTGAAACCCTGAAGCTCAACATCGCAATCAGGAGCGAGCGCAGTACCGCCTCCGTAGACTGCATAGGTATCAAGACGTGCGATCTTGACCGTTGCCCCGATGAGTTTGAAAGCATCCTGTGGAGGATACTGAACACCGGTTACGGCAGGCGTGGAAACCTCTACTTCGGGGGGGATGTTGCCGGGAACACCCATATACTCCACAGAGGAGCGAATCAGCGCACCAGGGTTCGGGGCCTCAATGGTCAGGTTTGCGCGACAGCTCAGCGCGACGTTCTCACGCATCGCGGTGTTGTCGGAGTTGATTTTGTAACGCTTGAGTGTGGCACTCTCTCCCTGGATGTAGCCCCAGCCATAGGTGTAGGACTGTGTGCCAGCATCTCCGGTGCGAACGGCGCCGCTCATGCGGTAGATCACATCCGTGTTGTTGGGTGGCGCATCACTGCCGTCTGCCACAGAGATATCGTTCATCTGTGTGACGGTCATAAACGAACCCGCCTGGTTCGTGCGCGCCGTGACCTTGCCGAACCCCGGAGCACCGGCGGAGTTACCAGGAAGGTCTTGCTTCTCCTGATTGGGTGCTACCTCAAGCTCTTCAATATAGGCGAACGAGGAGGCGCCTGGAGGGGATCCGATCGCATCAGTGCCTTCTGTCGATTCGATGGCGATGGCAAGGCGCCGCCGTGTGTTGTAGAGATTTCCGGCCATCTATCGACCTCCCTGCATGGGTTTGTTGAATACTTCCGTCACGGCGTTTGCCGCGGATTTATAGTCAATCATCCAACGCTGCAACACATAGGGAGCGTAGGAGATGGTTGTGCCAAGGCGAAAGAGGTTTGTTGCGAACTCTGTCCGCTGCCCTCTCGCATTTGGGATCGTGAGCGAAGCAGCGAGCGCACCGGAGTCTTTGGGGATCCGACCCTTACGCAATGCGCGGCAAGCCTCCCGGATGAGTTCTGGCCGATGCTTTCTGGTGTTCTGGGCTCGATCAAGCATTCGCTGGGTTGACTTGAAAACACCCTGGATTCCGGTGATTCGTACGCTCACAGCCCGCTCCTCGTGTTGACGGTGACAAACACAACGCCGCGCGCTGCAATGGAAACGTCTTGATTGTCCACGTAGTGAAGCTCTGTCTCCGAAGATGCGGTCTGGATCTCCAGAACTCCAGCGCCCCCAAGGAGCGTAGATTGCTGGAGACAGAGGCGCTCGATAGCACTCTGATAATCTGCCATTGCCTGCGTCACGGTGTCTTCAGCGTCTATGTCAGCGCCGGATCCTGTTGATCCGAGATCGGTGTCATAGAACATTACATGCACGCTGAAGTTCAGTTCTGTGTTGTAAGTGCCGCTCGCTCCGGAGAGGGCCACAGAAGAAGGCTCATACACAAGGCGAATAGACGGCGTGGGGTATTCCTCGCCAATGACTGGTCCCTGAAGGGCTGCAACAACGTCACGGAGCCCGCTCGCCGGTTCAAGGCGCATATCTGCAAGCAAATACGAAGCGTCTGGGTCTGCCGCCAGGTCGGTGTTTGTTTCTGCAATCAACGCGGGGAGGTCATCGCGTAGGGCGTTCCTGAACCTTCGCAGAACTGTGGAGCGCCGCCATCTGACGGGGAGATTTGCCATAGCCTACCTCCCGTATGGGTTGCATGTCGCGGTGGTGAATGGACCAGGGCGGCAGGAGTCGCGGAGTTGAATGTACTCAAGACCGTATTGGGTCGTGCCCCAGTATTTATCCCAGGGCCTCAGAGAATTGACGATGGAGGTGGAGGAGTCGGCAAATGTTTTTGACCAGTCCCCCGCCTGCCTTGCCGTCGTTCTTCTGCGTCCGCTACTTGCCCCATCGTTTTGCTTCTGGAGCTGGAGGTAGAACGAGTGCGCCACCGCCAGAAGAGCCAGTTCACATTTGATGTCATCGCTGCAAGCCGCCTTTCCGAAGTTGTTGTATCGGAAGTTCAGTTGCCGCGTGATCCATGCAATCTGCTCTGCGGACAAGCCGCCTTCGGGGATAAGTTCGGGGAACCTTTCCTCAAAGTCTATAACGGTGGGAGCACTCATTCTACACTCTCAAATCAGGAGTTCAGGTTGACCTGACCCGTATCCAGCACCAGGCGAGTAGCCTGGGGGTAGGGGGTGATGATCGAAGAAATTGCGGAGTGCATGACCTGGGTGAACTTGAGCCCGCCCAACGTGCGCATCAGGGGCAACGTCTTCGATGGAGCGACGTGCGTGCGCAGGTTCATGTTATTTTTGGTATAGAGCATCATCGCGGAGATGGTTGCAGGAAGCGAGGGGTCAACCTTCGCTTTGGGGTTGGGAACCTGATCAAGCTCCTGAGCCCAATCAAAAGTGACCTCGGGGTTGTTCTTGCGGAGCCACTCCAGAATGGTGTAGTCACGCCCGTCGAACTGAGTCTGCGAGATGTAGGACCATGCCACGATGCCGAAGACCACCTGACGGACAGCCTCAACGCCGCGGGTTTTGACGCGAACATCCTGGATGCGCCCGGCGATGTAGTTGGCCACAACATCTGGAGCGCTAGCGGTGCCCTCTGCGATCTCAACCGTGGAGTTTTCCTGTGCAACGTCGGAGTTGAACAGGCCCACGATGCCGCGATCAGCATCACCGAACCAGGTGGTGTAGTTCACAAGCTCGTCCATCGCACGACGTGCCGCCACAACCTGCTCGCGCAGAAGGTTGGCGGGCTGGCGCTTGCGGCTGAATGCGATGGACTCCCGGTAGGAGTAGCTCAGCGCGACGGCGAACGTGCGATAGGGCACCTGTTTCTCTGCGCCGTGGACGTTCACAGAGGGGACCGACTGGTCTTTGTCGCCAATAAATTTGGCGCGTCCGCTGTGTTCATACTGGCGGTAGGTGATGAACTGATTTTCGATCCCAACACTCTGATCCATAGGGATATATTTCTGAGCGTTGAGAAGAGGGCGTTTTTCGCGCCACACTTCGGGGATGATGTGCTCAAGCTGGCGAGCAAAGTAGCCGCCTTCTGCCGCATCGGCACGCTGTGCGTTGCCGAACCCACCCTGGCCGATGGCCTCTTCGAGGGTGTTCCCCGTCAAAATCTGGACGGAGGGAGTGATGATATCAGACATTTGATCTGTCTCCTTTCAGATATCAGGGGTTGAGGTCAAGCTGGAGAGCGCAGACGAGAACACCGCGAGCGGTGAAAGCCTCTCCTGCCCAGCGAGCGCTGGTGAGTTGCACGGAGTCGCCGCCGTCTGCATCCACGCGGAATGCACCAGCAACCTCCCCTGCACCAACGGTCTGGCGATAGTAGACATCATCGGTGGGACCGGGAGCCTGACCGGCGTCCAGTTCAACCAGGATGATTCCCTTCTCCATGATGTTCACGCGATCACCACCGAGATACTCAGAGGTGCCCGAGCCAAACTGTTGTTCACGGGTCTGGGTGAAGATGGAAACACCAAGAGGGCGATTGACCGCGGCGTCACCGGCAGCGGGGAGGCGGCACTTGCCATAGGGGTCGCTGCTGTCGTCAATGGCGACAACCATGCGACCAAAGGGCACGGCGGCGTTTGCTGCGGCACTCTGAACCACTGCGGGCGCGACGTACTTGGCATCTGCGGTGCTGATGGTGAACGCCTGACCGTCGTTGCGCCCGGTGATGGTCGCGGTGTCGGTTCCGCCGTTGGCAGCGGTGACATAGGTTCCTGCGAAGGAATCCTGCTCGATGGCGTTTGCGGTCTCCGCGGCGATGGCAGCGGCAGTTGCACCTACGGCCACAAACGAGATCACGGAGGACTCTCCAGTTTCATCGAGCGTGAAGGTAAAGGTGTAGGTCGCCGTTGCGGTTGCGGTGAGAACCTGGAGATCAACAATCTCGGGAAGGCCACCACCCGCGGTGCGAGAGTTCTGGTCATTGTACGCGATAGGCTCAAGGATCTGGCCAGCTACGCCGGGGAAGGTCCTCTGATCGCTGTAGGAGTTCTGTTGTGCGAACGGCATGGATCAACCCTCCTCGCCGGTGTACATGAGAATCCCTGCGCCGCTGGTGCGAGTCGCGGGGGGTTTGGAATCGGTGCGTGCGGGGACGTGCGCCCTTGCAGGAGTGTCGCCCAGGAGACCGAACGCCGTTTCGATGGCGATAGGCCCCTTGCCCTCCCACGCTTCCACCGTGGCGGAGTCGTAGCGAGTTTTCAGGACAGCAACCATCATCTGCTCTTTGTCCATCTCCACGAGATCATCGAAAGAAACAGAGTCTCCGCGGAGAAGCTCCTTTGCTTTCAGAGCGGCTTTGATGTGGTCCTTGACCTGCTTGCCGTCAAACTTGCTATCGGCGCGCTGTGCCATCTCGGCCTTGAGGCTTTCAACTTCCATCTTGTAATGGTCGGCGCGGGTTTCGGCAGCGATGAGGGAGGCTTTGAGCGCATCGGCGTCGCCGCGCGACATCATGCCCTTCTCTTTGTCCATATCCTCTTTCTCGCCGTAGTCGCCATCTTTGCGACCTTCTTTGAGACGTTTGATGTCGTCCATCAATTTGGAGACGAGGCTTTGCACTGCGCCCGGCTCCATCATCTCGCCGTTGATTTCAATCTTCGGCATGATGTCTCCTTCTGAATCAATGCGCAGAGCGGCAGAATCGCCAGCGCGGGGGCTATGGGTAGTGATCACATGATCAGGAATGATCTTTGTCACAAGAAAATTGTAGGGCGTTCCATCTGGGGCTGTGCCGTCTTCTCTGCGCCCCTCAATAGAGTAGCCTAGAGACAGACCGTCTTGCCCCTCCAGAAGGGCGCTTTTCTGTGCGCTCACCTCGTGGATTGCCATTGTGTTTTTGACCAGCGTCTCTCCACCAAACTCTACAGGCTCACCCTCTCCGAGCACTGCACCGGATGCCTGGCGGCGCTTGTCGGAGCGAGAGAAGCCCCCTTTGGGGTCTGGTCGTGGGTGGTCGGGTCCTTTGAGGACCTGGAGGCCATTGAGAGCTTGCAAGAGATCGGGGTCTGAGACGACCTCTGGCGAGCGATATTCACTGGTGCCCAGCTCTGGGTAATGAAGGACACCAGAACGGAAGAGAAAGCCCTGGACGATGGCGGCGCCGTCGCTCTCTCGGATCTGCGGGGGCTCCAGAAGCTCGCGGGCTCCAGCGGGAAGACGCGAACCCATCCGGTCTGTGCGCGTGAGTGTGACGCAATCACCGCGCTTCTGGCTCTTCTTTTCCGCCGCTTCCATCTGCCCCAGAACCTTGTTCGCCCAGGAGCGCCCGGGATCTCCGCCCCAGAGAAGCCAGGAGACATATCCATTGTCCATCTCTGGCTTGCCCCTGTGCTCGGGGTCGATTGCTGCGTTTTTCTCATGGCGAGAGAAAAAGCGGTTCATCTGGCGGATTGTTTCCGGAGAGAGTTTGTTGCGATTGCTCAGATTGGTAGCACGCTGGACGCCGCTACCGATGCCCTGTTTGGAGGCTTCGGCGGTGGACAACCCGGGCTTGCTTTTGCCCTTTCGCTTTCGACGCAATTCAAGTCCACGCTTTGCAGCGTTTGCTACTCCTTCGGGTGGAGTGAAGTTGATGCCGTCGTAAATGCCCATACACGAATCCTATACACGCAATCTCAGGAACCTATATTGTCAGAACCTGCACCGTTGTCAAGGGAACCGGGGCCGGGTGCTGATTCATTGAGCAGTGTTACAAAGGAAACCTCTTTGAGCCCCTCGCGCGCCTCATCTGCGGAGATCACCCCGGAACCGATGAGAATCTGGACCGTCTCCGCGTTGCGCTTGTGTCGCTCCGAGTTCTCTTCCTGCGTGGGTTGCTCGTAGGGGAGGTAGTTCACGCTCCACTCTTCGGGGACTGCGCCATCGGTTGGACCCTGGCTTGCGGTCATTGCGAGGGAAATCTGCTCGATGTGATGGGGTTCAAATTGATTCTGACGACGCGCGGAGAGCATCGCGTGGTAATTCTCCAGATCACTCTCTCCGGTGGAGTTGAGCCCGCCGGGAGAGATTCCCCACCACTTCGTCATAGGGATTCCGGTTGCAGCGGTGAGATCCTGATTCTGGATGTTCATGATTGCGTCGAGGCCATTGAGTTGTGGCGTCATGTACTCGACATTCTCATACTCCGCATCCATCACCAGCGCGCGGAAAGAGGACTTCGTGAGGTTCGCAAGCCCAAAGCGCTGCATCAATTCACTCTGACCCTCGGCGTCCAGCATCGAGGAGATGCCCGACATTTTGAACAGCGCCACGCCCATCTCATAAAGGAGGTTGGAGGAGTTGACGCGACCGGCACGAAGGCGAGAGATCGGATCCCAATAAATATTGAGAAGGGAATCTCCCCACCCCTCATGTTCAGCCTGTGAAAGAGGATCCACCTCATGCCCGCTGAAGAACTGAACACGGGTTGCGTGAATCTCAAAATCCTCCTCTACAAGCCCAGTGTTGCCGCTGGGGGAGATGAAGAGGAGCGTAGGGAGCCCAAAACGATCAGACCCCGGGTCACTCTCCCAATTTGTGATTGTGACCCTGTGCCAGTTGTAGACGGAATAGGAGTGAATACCCTCAACAAGCTCAAGGTCAAGCGGTGTGGTGATGTCCTGATTGTCTCGCACATGGGTGACGAGGATAGAGCCGCCAAAGAGATCCGCCGCCCGCTGTGCTGTTCTCCAGGCGTTCTCGTAGCCGCGAGATATATGGGAGCCGTAGCGCACAGGGATTTTTGCAAGGTAGTTTTTGACGCTGGCGGTCGTCTCCAGAGCGTTTTCGTCGTCCTCGGGAAGATTCATCTCCCACCCTGGCGTCAGCATCTCCGAGAGGGGCAGATCAATGGCCTTCTTCACCGCCCAATCCCAGCGGTAGAGATCCCTGCACACCTCCTCCAAAAGCGTGAAATCTGCCCCGCGCACAAAGTCGGTGGTTGCAGATTTGTCGGTACACTCAAGCCCCATGCCTGAATTGACGTTCACCCACCCACCGCCGAGCCCAGAATACCCCGGCCCCGTTGCATTGCCGGTGCTCCCCGCGCTGTCGGAGCGCAAAAATGTGCCTATTTTGTCCAGAAGTCCCATCATTTCACCCGTACAACATGCGCTGGAGATAGCCCGCACCACCGCCCAGGCTTTCGGTTACTACCTGCGTCAAACAATCCACCTGGTCATCGTTGGTGCCGCCGGGGAAGTCAACAAGCTCGTCAAGTACCCCTTTGGCCCACGGATACTGCATCTGACCCGGTGCTGGCAAATGTATGCGGCCAGACTCAGCGTGCAAGGACGCCGCCACCGCGCGCACCTGCTTGTCTGATGCGGGGTTTGTGATCTCAATGCCGCGGGCAAGATCGGGCTCGGTACGGAGCGAGGAAATCAGGGCGTCACCGTTGGCCTTGCCTTCGATGTATTTCTTGTGCGGCTTCCACTTGCGGCAAAGACGCACAATCTCCTCTACCATCCTCGTGAACGCCCATCGACCGCGCCGCTGGTCCAGAAGATAGAGGTCACGACCATGCAAGCCCCAGATTTGAGCGCAGGCAAAAGAGCCCGACTTTGTTGCCCTGAAGTTGCAGTCTACCGAGAGGATCAATCTCTGGAAGCGCGGGGGGAGTTGCTGGTGATGGAAGAACGTAGATTCAAACCAATCACGCTGGAAAATCTCTCCGCCGTCCACCGTGGGCTGCTGCTGAAACAGACTTGCCCAGATTTTGGGGTTCATCCTCGCATTGCGGAACACCATGCAATCAGCGGGAAACCTGGAGGGATGGAGCGCATCGCCCTTCTTCCTGTATTCGTCGTCTTCTGTGGCGATGGCGGGCATTGAGATCACTTCCCATATACCACCTTCGTCAAGCGTACCATCCCGATCAAGCACGCGGCCCACAAGGTCATCTTTCGCCCAGCGCGTATTGAGCATGTACATACCGCCACCGGGAGCCAGGCGGTTTTCAACGTCGCCAGTGAACCACAGCCATGCCTTGTCTTTTGCCGCGGGGTTATATGCCTGCTCTATGCCCTTGATTGTGTCGTCAAGACCCACAATGTGGCCACCGTATCCCGGAAGCTGGGAACCAACACCCGCCGCTTTGTAGCCTCCGCCCTGGGTTGTGCGCCACGACTGTTTGCCACGCGCCGCCTTATCAAGCTCAACCTCCGGGAATGTGTCCCGATACATCTGGCTTGTAACGATATTTCTGCAATCCACCGAAAACTGCGTGGTGAGCGCCATTGCTGCCGATCCGATGATGAACTCATGATCGGGATGATGCCCCAGATGCCAGGCGGGGAAACACCTGGATCCCGTCTGTGATTTGATGTGGCGCGGGGGAATGGTGACGATCAGCCTGGGCTCTTCCTTGCGAGCTACAGCCGCAGAAAGCCGCTCAAAAGCGTTGCAGATGATCGAGTGATGAAAATTGTACTCATATCCCGGGGTCGCATCTGCGAGAAAGCGGGCAAAACTGCGCCGCCTGGAGGTTGCCTGTACCCGTCGAAGTAGCGCACTCATGCGTATTCCATAATCTGCGCTTTGAGCCGCTCACACTCCAAAAGAGCTTTCTCGTACTTCTCAAGCAGCTCGTCGGGAATCTTCGCCAGTGCCCGGTCAATGGCTTGTTGCTGGAGGTCTTCGGCGCTCTGCTCTTCTTCGTCCTTCGAGGATGTGTAGATGAGCCCGATCACATCGTTGGCCAGATCGCGGCGCAGGCGAAACGTGGAAATCTCCTCGCGCCCAAAGTCGTCGCGGCTATTCAGGAGTTTGCGCAGTGCAATGTGGTCGTCCACGTAGTCTTCGTAGGCTTTTTCCATCCTGAGCCGGGCGCGTTTTGCTGCCGATGTGCAACCCGATGGATTGCCGCTTTGCCCCGGAAGGAAATGCCCCTTTTCGTTGCGCTTCGTGGTCGGCGGCTCATAGGTCTTTGCGTGCTTCTGAATGTAGTTTCGCACCGTCTTGCGGCTGAACCCCGTCTCGTTCGCGATCTTCGTACAGGACCATCCATATTCGTCGTAGCATTTGACGAACCTTTCAATGTCTCGCGGCTGAACCCTGCGACGTAAACGCTGTGGCCCCTTGAGTTCTCGCAGACTTTTCCTCTTGTCTTCGGTCATCCTCGCTACTCCCTTTGTGGTGGGCGCGCGGGGCGTCTGTCACGTGCCGCCCCGTGCTTTGCTCCACCGTCACACCACATGCGGCGGTGCCACTCTATAATGGCGCGGGACTGAACAGGCGTCAATTATCCGTTGATGAGGCTCAGGAGTATCACGAGGGCATTCTTCAGCGCCCGCTCCATCTCCTCCGGCGAAATGAGCCCCAGGGATGTGCCTGCAATGAGGATGAGTGCAATCCAGATGTACATACGGATCTCCCGATGTTTTGCCGCCTGGATCTCCTGTTTCTCGTGCTCTGTCTTTTTGGGTCGTTCCATATTGATCGTCCAAAATGCAAAAGGGAGAGCGTTATGCCCTCCCCTGAAAGATTGTGCCGTGGGTGGTGGTGTCAAGTCCGAGGCTTCTTCTCGTGGAGTTTCACCACCAGCGCATCTCCGTGGGTCTCAATCGAAACCCTGTCTCCAGCCTCGACGCCTATTGCGGCGCACTGGTCTTTGTTCAGTAACACCAGCACGCCCGGTCTTTTCTGCGTTTTGCTCTGCATTGCCGGGCGCGCTGATACGATGCTCTTTGTCTTTCCTGACACGGTGAAACCCCCTTGTTGATACTGTCAAAAAGATAGTTTCACCGTGAACGTCCGTCAAGCAATCTCCTGGCGCGTGCCATCCTTCACCCTTGCCCTGAACATCGTGTTGGGGATGTAGCGGGTGATGAGCCACATCGAACCAATACCCACGATATTGATGGGGTCCGCGTGGAGTTCTGCCCACTGAAAACCAGGCACAACACCGTCTCCATCTCGTCTGGGGATGTGCTCCACAAGAGCTACGCCAAACCAGTGCAACACCAGGTGCGTGCCGTCCTCGCATTCGAGGGTGACACTGGTGCCGACGTGGGCGCTGTCATCGGTGGGATACTGGCCTGCAAAGATGTTGATGGGCTCTTCAAAGTCTACGTTCAGAATCTTGAGCCCCGCCGCCTTGAGTTGCCAGCGGTGACAGTTGTGGTGGTTGTTGCCATCGGTAATCACAAGATCCCGCCCGTTCTTGCCCGGGTAGGTTCTATCGGGGATATGTACTCGTCTTTTCACTGGTCGGTCCTCCAGATAAATACGCGAATCTTTGCCGCGTGCGCTTCCGAGATCATGCTGCATGTGCCGCGAGATTTGCCATCCCATACGGCAATGAGGGCATCGGCGTATTGCGCCATCTCTCTGTGGCATATCGCACCGGCAACGCTTCCGTGCTTCAGCTTTGGCCTGTAGCTCTTCATGGGTAGCTGCCACACCCGCGCCCATCTTCTCCCCTGGGCTCCAACTTCATTGGAGGGCTCAGACACCACCTCCGAGATGGCATCGTACCAGGGGCAGGCGAGAATCCCCGCAAGAGCAACCTCCGCGGGGATGTCGCGGGATCCGGCGATGATCGTTTTCACACGCTCACCTTGCCCTTGATTGCGGGGTGGTGCTCGTATCCCACCACCTCCAGGTCTTCGTATTTGAAATCATCAATGTCCGTCACATTCCGCGCGATCTTGAGTTTGGGGAATGGGAGCGGCTCGCGGGTGATCTGGAGCTTCGCTTGCTCCAGATGGTTCATGTAGAGGTGCGTATCACCGAGAACCATGTGGAGTTTGCCGGTCCCCAGTCCGCACAAATGCGCAATCATGTGAGTGAGAAGCGCATAGGAGGTGATATTGAACGGGAGTCCCAGGAACACGTCAGAGGAGCGCATGTTGACCAGACAGGACAATGCCGCGTCTTCGGTGCCGGGCTGGGAGACGTAGAACTGAAAAGCGTAGTGGCACGGCGGGAGGGCGCACTTCTCGTTTTCGATATCTGCCACGTTCCACGCGCTCACGAGATGGCGGCGGCTTGTCGGATTTGCGCAAATCCCATCAATGACATTCCGAATCTGGTCATGCGGAGACGAATCACCCCACGCACGCCACTGCGCCCCGTACATATTGCCGACATTTACGCCCGTACCAGGTGTGAACGATGGATAATCCTCGCTGGAGGAGCCCCATTCATCCCAAATACGCACACCATTTTCCTGGAGATATGAAATATTCCTGTCACCCCTCAAAAACCAGAGCAGCTCGTGGATCACCGATTTCAGATGCACGCGCTTTGTCGTGATTACGGGCAGGGTTCCGTCGCTCAAGTCAAATTCAAGATGAGCGTGGAAGATGCTTTTTGTTCCGGTGCCGGTGCGGTCTTCGCGGTCCTCTCCGCTTGCCAGGATGTGGGAGAGGAGGTCGAGGTATTGGAGTTCTTCAGTCATTGCCTTTTTCCATCATCGCCGTCACCTTTCGAGCCCACACACGATCACTTTCCTTTTCTTCTTCGGAGAGTTCAACATAAGGGGTTTCAATCTGACGACGCCAGCGCTGGACACAATCAAGGTCTTCAATCTCAACGCCCACCACGCAATGCAGTGCATCAAGCATGTATTGGGTCCAATGTGCCCATTGCTCATGTTCAAGCGCGGCGATTTGTTCAAGACGTAGGTCCACGGCCTGGGCAGAAAGCTCTTTGCGTGTCTCATCAAGAAGGCTGAACGAATACCACCGGGAAGGTTCAAGTCTATCCTCGATCACGGCATCACAGCGCTGACACTCAAATGTGCCGCGCCGCTTAAATTCTTCATCAAACCCATGCGGCTTGTCGTGCCACAGAGAGGCCTCACACTCAGTGCATCCGATCTCTTCCCTGCACTCCAATCGCCCCTCTTTGTAAAGCCGTGTGAGCGCAATGGTGACAAGACTCACATCCTTGAAACCGACAGACACAAAGCCCTCTGGAGCCCATGAGACTTGGCCGCTCTTGGTAAACTCCTCCGTCATCGTTGTGAAGACTTTCTCTTTAAGTTCTCCAACATTCATCACCACACCTCCCGACGCACCCAAAACAGGCGCTCCACAATGCCCGCACCGGGCTTCTCCTCTCTCCGGTCCAATCTCCAACACTCACCAGGATCGTATGGGTCAAAGGGCAAAAACGTATCCTCTTTCCCTGTCGTCTCGTGGTCGATCACCGAAAGGATCATCGAGTCACACCGGGACAACGCGCGCTTGTAGGTGTCTGCGCCGCCAGCGATGAAGATGTGGGGGTTCAGAATGGTTTCGAGGCTTTCGGGGATGACCGGGCAAAGCCTCCAATTCATTTGCGGTGGGAGCTGGGGCCGAGATGAAAGAATCCTCATATTGCGCCCGGGGAGGTCGGGGATTGTTTCAGCGGTGGATCTACCTACCACCACCGTAGAAGCCCACGTCTCACGCCTGAAGAACGCCAGATCATCGGGACAATGCCAGGGGAGCCCGCCATCTTGCCCAATGGGATACGGGGCTTGTTTGCCGACAGCAGCAATCAGTGTGACTTTCATGGTCTGTCCTCGCACTTCACGGGTACGATCTGGGCAAACCCTCCTTTCTCATACGAACACTGGTAGCCCATCTCCGAGGACGTGAAACTCACAAACTTGCCGTCAAGCTCTTCCACGACCCTCTTACATTCCACCTCTGCACAGGCTCGCCTCCTCTGAGCGGATGAATCAATATCAATCGTGGCGTACACTAAAAATCCAGCCCCGCCGAACACAAGTACCGTGAGCACTGTTGGAATCAACCAAGTAGGAACCCCATACATATCCACATCAATCTTGGCGCTCATTGCTCCACACCTCCCCGCAAAGCATCGTTCAAGATGCCCGCGAAAACCTCCCGCAAGAACTCCTCTCCCTTCTCGGTCAAGGCCACCTGCTTTGCCCTACCTTTGAGCGGCAGGGACACGAGAAGCCCCCTGTAGATTGCGTTCTTTTTGATCCTGTGAATGCGCACCATCGTCAAACCCAGGTGCTCACACTTTGTGCAAAGCTCTGCGGCGGGCATCGGTGACGGGTGCCACCTTCGGACCACCATCAAAAGGCGCATCATCAACATGGATTGCGCAAGCGTCATCTCTTTCATTCGCTACTCCTATACTAGGGACATCTTCAGTTTAGTTTGTAACCTATTGTTGTCAACAAGATAGTAGCAAGAAACACAAAAGCCCCGGAGATAATAGCCGGGGCTCTTGCCGAAAGGAGTAGCGAAGACTCTGGAGAGCGGGTGCGGTTGTTCCGTATGCGGGCGCACCACGGAAGAGACGCTATGTGTGCTCTCTGGACTCGCAAGGTGGATTGTAGGCTCGCTTTGGCGGCGCGTCAACAATCCTGCATCCTGGGCTTGATCCAGAGCTTTCCTTTGCGGTTGCACACTGTCAGAGGGTTCTTGTCTCCCGCTGTGAGTCTTGAAATCATGCTGGTGATCTCATCATTCGCGAGCCTGGAGAATGCATCAAGCTCCTTCGGGTCGATGATGATCCTTGAGGCCCACAGCACCTCCAGGCGTTGCTTGAGCGCACCCAGGGTGATGCCCTCGCCTACTGTGGTGAGCACGTCCATATTGCTCAGGGAAACGCCGCGGGTGATCAGGTCTAGCGGGTTGATGGTGACTGCGATGGTTTTGGTCATGGCTTCAGCGGAATCTTCATCACAAGGCTTTCAAGAAACTCCGCTTTTGCCTCCGTGAAGACGGGAGGGGTTACGTCAATCCGTGTCACTCTCTTGTCATCGCCGAGGATACCCCTGATCATCTCGACGTGCTCCATCTCAATGCGGTAGTTCTCCACAAGTCGATCCATACCGTTGCAGGCGGTGATACCCTCCTCAAGAGATACATCTGTCTCAAGCGAAACCGCCAGGAGTTTGGCGTACATATCCTTGTGCCCTCTCGCGTTCTCCCTGTGGATTTTGATGCGCTCTCTTGCACCCTCTATAAAGCCTTTGCTCAATCCTTCCATCTCTGCTCCCTTCAAATACAAAAAAGGCGACAACATGCCGCCCTTTTCTTCCCAAAAAAGATAAGATCAGATCCCTATGCCGGGTTTCTGATCTCGGTGTGGTTCATATCCACCTCCGAGAGGGAGAGTCATTCGATCACGACCCGAAACCATCTCAGTCTCGATTACTATCTGAGCGGCCCCGTTAAAAATAAACTCCAGAGATCGCCGCGAGCACATCACACTGCGGTCTCTTGTTGTTGGCGCTCGATGCGCCTGGTCATGAAAAGCCTTGCCGGGGTTTGAACCCGCAATGGACGCCCAATCCCGACAGCACTGCACTGGATTGCGCCCCAAGGCATATTGGAAAGATAGTATCATTTCGGCGACTGGTCAAGGTCATCTGTGTTCTTTTTTTGGCGATCGTACACAAACGATGCAACCACAATCACCAGGACCGCCAAAACCGAAAGCATCAACCCTCCTCCCATCTCACCACTTCCACGCCAGCGGTCGCAAATATCTGCGCGGATAGCTCGTCACACTCTCCGTTGACCACCACCCGGACAATCCCCGCGTTGACCAGGCGAGAAGCGCACACCGAACAAATGCCGTGGGTCCACTTCGATTTGGGGCTTGATTCGATCCAGACGTATGCCGTGGTGCCTTCTGTGGAGACTCCGTTGCGCGCTGCGTTGGAGATCACGTTGTCTTCTGCGTGGAGCGTGACCTTGTACTTCAGGGGGCGTTCGTGCCACTGCTCGCGCATATCATCAGCGCCGCGATGGAAACCGTTGTAGCCCTGGGCAACGTGGGAGCCGTTGGGGCTTACGAGGATGCAGCCTACCTTTGTGGAGCGGTCCTTGCTCTTGAGGGCGTAGTGGCGTGCCGTGGGCATGTGCTTGGCGTGCTTCTTTTGCCAGTTCTTCGCGGTCAATTCACTCAGGAAATCAATGCCGGCGTTTTCATCTCCAGCCAGAGCGCGTTCAACCTGCTTTGTTGCCATCTGCGCCCTTTGCATTATCTGGTTGTGGCGCTGCTGCACATCGCGCGCCCATGCCTTCCTTGCATCCTCAGTCATCACTTCACCCCCTTCTTTCGTAGCGCCTCGGAAATCATAAACGCTTCGTCTCTATTTTCCTGATACCGCTTCGCCCTGGCCCTGATCATCAATTCACCCTCAATAGAACCCTCGATGCCGCAGATGTACGAAGACCAGAGGTGTTGTGCTTCTTTGTCGAGGTCGAGAAGACGCTTGCGGAGGACCCTGATTTCTTCTGGTGTGGTCACTTCGCCACCTCCTTCACGTACACAAGCACACCGCCGCGCTTGATCATCGGGCGCATGAGCATTCCCCTCTCCAGGCCAAGCTCTTTTGCCAGGGCCGGAGGGATGCCTAGGGAATAGTGGTAGGTGCTGTAGGACTCCTCCACATCGCGTGGATATCTGGTGTTCCTCGCACCGCGCACCTTCACCTCTTTACTGTAGGGCTTCTCCACCGGGGAGAAACACAATTCACCCCGGTAGGTGTAGGCGTGACGCCATGTGTTGCGCCTGAGTCGAAGACGCTGGGCGATTGGCACGGGGATGGAGATGCTCCATATGTCAAAGGTGTCATACCTCTGGTGACGCTCGTTCCAATTCTCCGTTGCGGACTTCCGCACCTTCACTGGTCTGTGGTGTTCGTATCTGATCATCTTTCGCTACTCCTCGATATAAAAGCCAAGAACATGCTCTTCTCCTAACCCGTTGCCTAGCCCGTCGCCGAATCCGTTGCCTAGCCCGTCGCCGTAGCCGTTGCCGTTGCCGAATCCGTTGCCGGAGCCGTTGCCGGAGCCGTCGCCGTAGCCGTTGCCGTCGCCGTCGCCGAATCCGTTGCCGTTGCCGAATCCGTTGCCGAATCCGTTGCCGAATCGAAGC